CGACCCGTCGAGTGTAGTCGCACCGCGCTGGTGCGGCCACCCCAGCCGAAATCGCCGCGGGTCCTTCCTGGACCCGTCCACCACGAGGCTACGGGCCGCCCGGTTTTCGACAATTTTTGCGGCCTCTGGACCCTGCCACCAGTGAAGGTTCGCAACGTCACCGGCGGCGTGCTGCTGTCGATCTCGAGTCTCGCGAAGGAGTTCGGCACCAGCCGTGAGACCCTGCGCAAGCGGATCACCGAGGCCGGCGTACATCCGGCCGACGAGACGGGGCCTCACCCGCGCTACCGGCTGCGCGACATCATCGACGCCTGGACCCAGCTCGAGGACCGCGACCCGGACTCTCTGCCGCCGTTCGAGCGCCGCGCCTTCTACCAGGGCGAGATCGACAAGCTCACCCTCGAGACGAAGGCGGGCGCGCTGGTGCCGCACGACGAGGTCGAGCGCGACTACGGCCTGGCATTTTCCGCGGTGAGTCAACACCTGGACACGATCGTGGACGTGCTCGAGCGCGACGCCGGCGCCACGTCCGCGCAGCTCGCCGTGGTGGAGCAGGTGCTCGACCGGCTGCGCGACCAGCTGTTCGAGCGGCTGACCCGACCAGATGCAAGCCCGGCTCCGGTTCGCAAGCGCCGCTGACGCGCGCCGCGACGCCGCCGAGCTGGTCCGCGCCCCGCGCCGGATCGCGCCGTCGGCCGCGGTTGCGGATACGCTGCGCAACGCGCAGGGTCCCTGGGACCCGAACATCTCGCCCATGATGGTCGAGCCGCTCGACGAGCTCGGCGGCCGCAAATATCAGGGCATCGTGTTCGTCGGGTCGGCGCGAAGCGGGAAGTCGTTCTCGCTGGTGATGGGCGGCATCGCCTACATGGTGACGTGCGCACCGGCCGACACGCTGATCGTCGGGATGTCGCAGGATCACGCCCGCGACTTCAGCCGGGGCGACCTCGACCGGGCGATCCGGAACAGTCCCGCCCTGGCCGAGCGGCTGTCGAAGCGGCCCCGCGACGACAACATCTATGACAAGTGGTTCCGCGGCGGTGTGATGGTCAAGCTCGGCTGGCCTGCGATCAGCCAGCTATCCGCGCGCACCTACAAGTACGTGTTCCTGACCGACTACGAGCGCCCGGAGAATCGCGACGACGTCGACGGCGAGGGTCCGATGTGGGATCTCGCACTGAAGCGCACCGAGACGTTCATGAGTCGCGGCAAGTGCGTCGCCGAGGCGAGCCCGGGCGAGGACTATCACGACGCGAACTGGGAGCCGCAGACGCCGCACGAGGCGCCGCCGGCGCGCGGCATTCTGTCGCTGTACAACCTGGGGTCGAGGGCCCGGTATTTCTGGCGCTGTAAGCACTGCGCCGCCAGGTTCGAAGCAAAGCCGGGCTATTCCATATTCGCGCTGCCGCCGTTCGAGGAGCTCGAGCAGGCGGTGGGGCGGTCTGACCTGATGTGGCTCGCCGAGCAGTTCGCGCGGGTGCCGTGTCCGCACTGTGGCGGCATTCACGACCACGACGACAAGCCGACCCTGAACAACGCCGGCACCTGGCTGCACGAGGGCGAGACGTTCGATGGCGATGGGAACCGGACCGGCGACCGTCGCCGGTCCAACATCGCATCCTATTGGCTGGGCGGTGTCGCCGCACCGTATCAGCGCTGGGACAGCATGGTGCGGAACTACCTGCAGGCGATCCTGACGTTCACCCAGACCGGCGACGAGTCGAGCCTGCGGGCGAAGACGAACATGGACGCCGGCGCGCCGTACCTGCCGAGGGCGATCGCCGGCGAACGCACCCCCGAGGCGTTCCTGCAGCGCCTCGAGGACTGGGAGCGCGGCACGGTTCCCGACGGTGTGCGGTTTCTGACCGGCGCCGTGGACACGCAGGGCAACCGGTTCGTGTGCGAGGTGTGGGGCTGGGGCGCGGGCCTCGAGCGCTGGCTGATCGACCGCTTCGCGATCACGTCCAGCTATCGGGCAGAAGGCGAACGCCATGCGGCCCTCGAGCCGGCGGCGTACAGCGAGGACTGGGACGTCCTGATCGACGGCATCGTCGAGCGCCGCTACGGCAACTTCCGGATCGCCCTGACGCTGTGCGACTCCGGCGGATCTGACGGCGTCACGATGCGCGCCTATGAGTTCCACCGGCGCCTGCGCGCCAACGGCCGCGGCAAGCGCCTGATGCTGGTCAAGGGTGTCGGCAACATCAACGCGCCGCGAGTGAAGTACACGCTGCCGGACGCGAGTGGTCGCAAGGATCGAGTGTCCGGAGCTCGCGGCGACGTGCCGGTGTACCTGATCAACGCCAACGTCATGAAGGACGCGATCGCCGGCGACCTGGACCGCGCCACCGCCGGCCCGGGTTACGTTCACTACCCGCGGTGGATCATCCAGGCGTGCCCGGACTACTTCAAAGAACTGACCGCCGAGACCCGGACCGCGAAAGGCTGGGAGCGCAAGCCGCACGCCAGGAACGAAGCGTTCGACCTGGCGGTGTATGCCCGCGCGGCGGTGGTGGTGCTGAACGCCGAAAAGATCAATTGGTCGGCGGCACCGACTTGGATCGACGACTTCGCCGGCGAGCCGCCGCAGCGTGACCCTGAACCGCCGAAGCCGTCGGCCCCGCGTCGGCGGTGGGTGACGGGATGGAGACCCTGATGGACATTCCGAGCAGTCTGCAAGTCGGCGATACCTGGGAGTGGGAAGACACCCTCGGCGACTACGATGCCGATCTCGGCTGGACGCTGACCTATTACTTCCAGCTCGACGCCGACAACGCGTTTTCGGTCGCCGCGGCTGGCGTCGGCACCGTGCACACCACCACGGTGTCGTCGGAGACGTCCGCGGCGAAGACGGCCGGGCGTTGGCTGTGGACGGCTCGAGTCGCGAACGACGACTCGACGGCCGAGGTGGTCACGCTCGACAGCGGCTACGTCACGCTCAAGCCGGACCCGAGCGTCGCCCGCGACATCCGGTCCTGGGCGCGCCGCTCCTACGACGAGCTGACATCGATCATCGAGGGCCGCGCCGCCCGCGAGGCGTCATCGCTGGCGGTACAGGGCCGCCAGGTCGCCTATATGAGCTGGCCGGAAATCGAGCAGGCCCACGCGTTCCTGAAGGCGCAGATCCGCGTCGAGGAGCAGGGCAGCAACGGCGGCCTCGGCCGCGACATCAGGGTGCGATATGGGCGTGCGTGACTGGTTCAAACCGCGCGCGGCACAGCCGGCGCGCAGTGTCGTCGAGAATGACATTCTCGGCCACCTGCCGGCACCGATGGCGCGCGAACCGGCACGATCCGGCGGGCTTCAGCATCGCCAATATGCTGCCGCGCGCTCGTCGCGCCTGACGTCCGGCTGGACGACCGAGAACACCAGCGCCGACACGCAGATCGCGAGCTCGCTGACGAGCTTGCGCGCCCGCTCGCGCGCCCTGGTCCGCGATGCCAGCTATGCGCGCCGCGCCCGCGAGCTCGTGGTGAACAACGTCATCGGCACCGGGATGGGGATGCAGGCGCAGGTGCGGACAACGCGCGGCGATCTGAACCAGCGCGTGAACGACGACATCGAGAAGGCGTGGCGCAAGTGGTCCTGCGCGGATTCGTGCCACACCGGCGGCCGCCTGCACTTCCGGATGCTCGAGCGCCAGGCGGTCGGTCAGGTGTTCGAGGCCGGCGAGGTGTTCATCCGGAAACACTACCGGCGGTTCGGCCGTTCCGAGGTCCCGTTCGCGCTCGAGCTGATCGAAGGCGAGCGCCTGGCGGACGAGTACATCTCGACGCACATCTCGGCACAGCAGGGCGTCGAGGTCCGGATGGGCGTCGAGGTCGACGAGTTCCACCGCCCGCTCGCGTATTGGATTCGAAGCCGGCACCCGAGCGAGTACCGGTTCGCGACCACCACGGTCGACCACATGGAGCGGATTCCGGCCGACCAGATCATTCACCTGGCGGTGCTCGACCGGTTCCCGCAGTCGCGCGGCATCCCCTGGCTGCACACCGCGATGCGGCGCGTCGCCGATATGGACGGCTACAGCGAAGCCGAGATCACCCGCGCGCGGGTGCAGGCCGCGACGCCCTGGACGATCGAGACCCCGAACGACGTCGAGAACTTCGGCGAGATTCAGACCGACGGCTCGGTCGAGATGGACGTCGAGCCGGGCGTCGCCAAGCGGCTGAACCCGGGCGAGAAAATGAACGCGCCGTCGGCCACCGCGCCGAACCCGGCCCTCGACGGGTTTATGCGCTACATGATCCGCGAGATCGCCGCCGGCATCGGCGTCAGCTACGAGTCGCTGTCGCGTGACTACAGTCAGTCCAATTACTCGAGCTCGCGGCTGGCGCTGCTCGACGACCGCGACGTCTGGCGGTTCCTTCAGACCTGGTTCATCACCGACTTCCGCGAGCTGATCCACCGCGAATGGTTGAGCGTGGCGGTGCTGTCGCGCGCGATCCCGAGCATTCCGGCGGATCAATACGCCGCCGACATCGACAAATTCGAGGCGGTGCGATTCAAGCCGCGCGGGTGGAGCTGGGTCGACCCGACAAAAGAGGTCGCGGCCTACAAGGAAGCGATCATGGCGGGCCTCACCACCAACACCGACGTCATCGCCGCCACTGCCGGCGGGCTCGACATCGAGGACGTTCTCGACCAGCGCGAGCAAGAGCTCGAGCTCATGCGCGAGCGGGGCCTGGTGTTCGACACGTCGCCGGAAGTCTACGACAAGCCGGAACCCGCTCCGGCGCCGGCGGCCCCAGCCCCGGACACCGCCGAGGCGGACCCGGAGGACGATCCCGAAGCGGAGGACGCCGACGACGACGCCGACCCGGCCGACCGCCGGTATCGGCTCCAGGTTATCGGCCACTAGGAGATCACCATGCTGTTTCGCACTTTCGGGTTCACGGCCGAGCGGGGCGAGCGCGCCTCGGAAAATGGCGACCTCGTCATCGAGATGGCGTTTGCGTCCGAGGAACCCTACGAGCGGTGGTGGGGCATCGAGGTGCTCGATCACGGCGAGAAGTCGGTGCGGCTGCAACGCCTGAACGATGGCGCGCCGCTGCTCTACAACCACAACTGGGACGAGCTGCGCGGCACGCACGTCCCGGGCTCGGTGCGCATAGACCAGGACCGCCGCCTGCGCGGGAAGGTGAAGCTCGAGTCGGTGACGCCCGAAGGCCGTAACACGATCGGCCTGGTCGAGGCCGGCCACCTGACGAAGACGTCGGTCGGCTACGCGGTCCACAAGGTCGTCGAACAGTCGGTCGACAAGACGGGCAAGACGATCGAGCGCGAGCTCGACGGCTCGCTATTCGAGCGCGTGCTCGAGCGTTCCAAGAAACAGAACTCCGGTGATCTGGCCGCGTTCCGACGCGCGCTGGACGCCGAAGCGGGGCCATTCGAACGGCGCGGCGACACGCCCGTGACCTACCGGGTCATGGACTGGGAGCCGCACGAGAACAGTCTCGTGACCGTGCCGGCGGACAACACCGTCGGCGTCGGTCGAATGGCAGAGAACTCGGTCCACACAACGGCGGACACCGCCACCACTACGGAGACGAAGACCATGTCGAAAGACAAAACCGCTCCGGCGGGCGACACCGCCGACAACGTGCAGACGCGCGAGGCCGAGACGGCGCCAGAGACCCGGGTCGAGGTGCGTGATCGCCCCGCCGCCCCGGACGCTGCCGCACTCGAGCGCAAGCGCGTCGCGGACATTCGGGCGCTGTGCGAGAAGCACCACCTGAACGAGGACTACCAGCGGAACTACATCAACGCGGGGTTCAGCGCCGCCGATGTGGGGCTGGAAGTGCTCAAGGTCCTCGAGGAGCGCGGCCGTGCGAACCCGCAGCCGCTGACGAAGATCGGGCTCAACGACCGCGAGCGGAACCAGTTCTCGCTGTCGCGCGCGATCGTCGCCTCGCTCGACCGCGACTGGAAACACGCAGGCTTCGAGCGTGAGTGTTGCATGGCGGTGGCCGAAAAGAGCGGCAAGCCGTTCGAGCCCGGCAAGTTCGTCGTCCCGTTCGAGGTGCTCGAGCGTCAGCACGCGATGCCGCAGGGCTTGCAGCAACGCGCGCAGCTGATGGACACGGCGCTGTCGTCCGGTGCCGGCGGCTACCTCGTCGGCACCGACAACGTCGGGTTCATCGAGGCGCTGTACAACCGGTCGGTCGCGCTGCGCATGGGCGCCCGTCGGCTGGCCGGCCTGGTCGGCAACGTCACCATTCCGCGGCAGAGCGCCTCGGCGACGGCGGCATGGTTGACCACGGAAGCGACCGACATCACCGACACCGGGCAGACGTTCGTGCAGGTCAGCCTGACCCCGCACAACGTCGGCGCGTACACGCGGGTGTCGCGTCAGCTGATCCTGCAGTCGCAGCCCGCCGCCGACGGCATCATCGCGTCCGACCTGGCGAACGTCGTGGCGGTCGCTGCCGACCTCGCGATGCTGCACGGCACGAACTCCGGCGGTCAGCCGCAGGGCCTCGTCGGCACGTCGGGCGTCGGCTCGGTGACCAGCACCGGCCTCGACTACGCTGACGTGCTCGGGTTCCAAGAGGACCTCGCCGTCGCCAACGTCACGCCGCAACGTGGCGGCTACGTCACGACGGTGTCGCTGGCATCGGTGGCGAAGCAGAAGCAGCGCTTCAGCTCGACCGACACGCCGCTCTGGGTGGGCAACATCTGGAACGGCATGATGGAAGGCTTCCCGGCCATGAGCTCGAACCAGGTCACCAGCGGCTACATGCTGTTCGGCGACTGGCAGGAGCTCATCATGGCCGAGTGGGGCATGCTCGAGGTCGAGGTGAACCCCTACGACGGCTTCGCGGCCGGCATCATCGGCGTCCGGGCGATGTACTCGATGGACGTCGGCGTGCGTCGTCCGGCTGCCTTCTCGGTGGCATCGGGCGTCGTGGCGTAAGACGTCACACCGGGCGGCCCTCCGGGGCCGCCCCTTTCCTTTCTCGTTCTCACTTATTGGTCAATCAACGGTCCGGAGATTTCTATGGATAATCCATTCGGGAAGCGTCAGAAAGCGAACTCCATGGTGCGCTGCTATGTGGAGCGCCCGCACTGGCTCAAGGTTCACGGCCAGGTGCGCCAGGTGTTCGAAGGCTGGGTGGTCGACGCCCCGCTGCTCGAGGCCCGCGAAGGGTTCGAGCTCGGCCGCGTGCGCGAAGTCGAGCCCGGCGATCCGCCGCCCATCACGCTCGACGAGATCCATGCGTTCATGGTGAAACGCCAGGAAGATGCCGAGGTGGCTGCCCGGCGTAGACGCGCGCTCGATCGCGCCCGGCAGATGGAAGCCGAGGACGCTCTGCTCGCGAAGCATGGCATGGCTGAAGCGCCAGCCGAGCCGCGCAAGCGGGGCAAACAGACGGAGTCCGCCGCGTGAGGGTGTTGATCCTGCGGCCATTCGTTTCCGGTAATCCGGACACGCTGGAAAAGGGCGCCGTCGCCAACATCGACGACCGCCTGGCGCTCGAGATGGCGACCTGCAACAAATGCAAGCTACTCGATCCGGCACCGGTCGGCCTGATGACGACGGTCAACACCGCCGCGCTGGCGCCGCGCATCGACGAGCCCGCCCCGGCGGCCGTCGAGGCGCCTGCTGCGGAACCGGAAGTCGACGAGGGAAAGCCGGACGCGGGTGGATGATCAGCGGCCACATCCACCGCCACGCCGGGCGACCGGCGGTGGCGCTGGGTGGCGGCGCCTCACTTCCGCTCGCGTTCATTCCCTACTTCAACGCCCGCGCGATTCCCGCGAACGCGCTGCTGATCGACGCCAATGATCACGGCTGCACGCTCGCCCGCACCGGGCTGATCCGGACGCCGGACTATATTGCCAGCGTCGACCGGATCGAGGGCCGCCTGCGTGCGTGGAAGGTTCCGATCGTCAGCGGTCGCAACTTCGCCGACATCCGGCTGCCGGATCTGATGGCGTTCCAGGCGGGCATGACGGCGGCCTATGTCGCCTGGGTGTTCGGCTGTGCGCCGATCATCCTCGCCGGCATGGACTGCTATCACGGCGGCACCTACTGGCACGAGCCGAAGGGCCAGTCGTCCGGTCTGCGGCAGTCGGTGAAGGAACACCTGAAACGGTGGGAGAACATCATCCCGGTGTGCCCGGGTGCGCAGTTCCGCGCACTGAACTCGCCGCTCGACCAGCTGTTCCCGCCCTACGACCCCGACGAACCGCCACAACCGGCAGACGCTGCGGAAATCCGCGACCGCCTGCACGGCCAATTTAAACGGGTGCGGCTTTTAAGGGCTTGGATGCGATTCAAGGCGGGCGCGGTGCTCGAGCTGCCGGAGCGCGAGGCCGCGAACTTCGTCCATGGCGGCCGGGCGGTGCGCGCGTGAAGGCGGCGGTACTGCTACGACCGGAGCCGCACTACCGAGCCGACGCGTTCTGTGCCGGCCTGCGGCGGCTCGGCTATGACATCGGCTACCCGAAGCAGGTCACGCGCGACGACGTCCTGGTGATGTGGAACCGGAAGCAGCGCCAGGAAGGCGACGCCATACGGTTCGAGCGCGCCGGTGCGCGCGTCATCGTCTGCGAGAACGGTTACATCGGCCAAGATCGCAACGGCCACCAGCTCTATGCGATGGCGCTCGACGGCCACAACGGCAGCGGCCAGTGGAGCATCGGCGGCCCGGAGCGCTGGGCGCAGCTCGGCGTGGAGCTCAAGC